GTGGATTATCTGGATTCTAATTATACAGGAGGTGGAGGCAGTGGACCCGTTACAGGAGATGGTCAGCAGAATACAGGAGGAACGCAAACATATAGCGATGACTACCTCGAAGGAGCCGGAGAAGGATTTACCGGATTCTGATGTCTGCCCCATATGCCACGGTAAAGGGTGGGTGTACTGGTGGGACGAGGAAGGCCGGGAAAACGGATATAGATGCGATTGCGGGCTGGTAGAACGGCAGATAGCGGACAGAAAGCTTGAATTTGCGAACATACCAGAAGCATTTAAAAACCTGGACATACGCTCCTTCGATTTTGGGGTATACCGGAAGAATGAGAGCCAGAAGATAATCAGGAATACCGGTGCAGCCATTAAATATTATCTGGACAATCTGGAAGGAATGCGGAAGGACGGGATGGGACTGTACTTGTATTCCGGGACCAAGGGGTCAGGCAAGACACGAATGGCCGCAAGCATAGCAAACGAGATGGTCAGTACATACAGGATGCAGGTTAAGTTTGCCGGCTCTATGCAGATTATCAACGAGATTAAGGCTACATGGGATGATAAGGACAGAAGCGAGAGTGACTTGCTAAGAGCGTTATCCACTGTCCAGGTATTAGTGATAGATGATTTCGGAACGGAGCTTCCAAAGGATTGGATAGGAGAACGGTTTTACAGCATCATCAATGGCCGGTACCAGGACAAGCTGATAACAATGTACACCAGCAATTTAAGCCTGCAAGACTTGCGATATGATGACAGGATAACCAATAGAATCAAGGAACGTACATTCCAGCTTCCATTCCCGGAAGAATCCGTTAGGGAACTGATAGCAGAGCAGAACCGGAAAGCGCTTATAGAAGGAATGAGAGGATAGGAGTGCAGAGTTGAAGGAAATACATAAAAAAATCCTGGTGTTTGTAAAGCAATACATGTTAGAGCATGATTATCCCCCCACAACCAGGGAAATAGGGGATGGGGTTGGTTATACGTCAAGCTCTACTATCTGGGGATATCTGCGGGATATGAAAGAGATAGGGTTGATTGATTATGTGGATGAATGCCCTAGAACTATAACAATACCCGGAATGCATTACACATGGGATACCAAGGATAACATTCAGGCAAGGGGGAATTGAATTGCCAGATAACAAAATGAAAAATCAATATAGTGACAATTCAGAACGCCAAAGAATGGCAGCAATAAAGGACATGGAGAAATATCCATTACCTATGACGAAAGCATTTCTCCGACCGGCATATGATAGGACTGAAATATGTCCTGATTTTTCTAGGCGTCCAAGTAACCAAAACACACATTTAGCGGAGGAACGAGAATGAAAAAATATTTGGAAAAAGAAAAAGCAATCGACACATTAGCAAGACTGTATGAGCGCATAAAAAGAGAAGAACATGACCAGGAAGCGGCTAATGGAGTTTGGCGTGCAATGGAAGCTATTGCGGCCCTGGGCGATGCGTGGATTCCCGCTTCGGAACGGCTCCCAAAGAAACCGGAAGAGAATCCAATATATGATAACAAGCCATTGGAGATATATTTAGTGTCTGTCAAAACTACAGACTGTGTGATTAGGGCATTTTGGAACGGAGCATCATTTACTGACGGGTGGGATAAACTGGACGTGCTGGCATGGATGCCATTACCGGAGCCATATAAGGAGGCAGAGGGATGATTGAAGAAGGAATCGCGAAAGACCTGTCAATGGTAGTTGAAAATGCAAAATTGATGGGATGCCAAGAGGTTAAGTCATTTAAGAATATACCACTGAAAAATGTTGAGGCTGTCATATCAGCTCTACAGAAACAGATAGCAAAAAAACCAGAGGATGAAAGGTGTTTTATTAAAGACAAAGAGAATATCGGATTGTGCCCATCTTGTGGTGAAGGGGTCAATTCAAATTATCCATATTGTGGACACTGTGGGCAGAGAATCAAATGGGATGTTGAGTGGCGCATGGAGGTAGATGGATGATAGATAGACAAGGAGCAATTGCGATATTACAGGAGCACATTAATACATACCGCTACCAAACTACAGATAAGGGATGGGCGCAAATGGTACGCACTGGAATTGTCGGAAACACGATACCTGACAAGATAGGTTTTATAGCAGAGGCGGAGAAACAGATACAGGCTTATGAGATGGCTATTAAAGCGCTGGAGAGCGGTGAAGCGGAGGAGCTTGTGGACCGGTGTCACCTGGGAAGCCCTTGTCCATACCAGATGCCCGTGTAACGCTTATAACACAGCAACGCATACCGGGACCTGATTCGCAGGACCGAGACTGTATAAAGATAGCTGGCATGGCTCTGGTGTATGCACAACCAGTAAGACCAGCAGCGGATGTGCCTATGGAGAGATAATGGAGGACCATACGGCCAGGGGGTCCGGTCTGGCGCACATCCACTATATCGTTATTTTGAAAACCAAGGAAGGAGGCCGGGCTATCCGGAGGAAAGGAGCATAGATGGAACAATTAAAACCTTGTCCATTTTGTGGAAATGAATTCCCGACATTGACGAAATGCTATGGGAACATATACATAGTAGCTTGCCCACAATGCCAAACATATTTTGGTTGTGACTGCACAGCGGGGCATGATAGAAGTAAAGAAGAAACAATAGCACGGTGGAATAGTCGTGTAAATTAACATTTTCGGGAGAACCGGAGAAAGGAATATAAAATATGAATGGAATAGGAATTGTACGTAGGGTGGACTATTTGGGGCGGATAGTGCTGCCGAAGGAAATAAGGAGGAAGTTAGGAATAAACGAAGGAACACCTATGGAAATATATGCCTCAGCAGATAGCGTTACAATAAAAAAGTATTATCCAGAAAATGAATTATCAAGTATGGCTGCCAATCTTCAAGAAGCCGTGGACGACATGTGCGTTGACTTGGGACCTAAAAAGACCGGAGATATTCGGCGGCATATCCGTGAGATTCAGAATCTTTTAAAACAGGAAAACTGAAATTTGTGCTACGAAGGGAGGTACCCGTGAGAAAGAAAGGCAGTAAGCAGTCCAAGGTCAGCCGCATCGACCGCAGCAAGGCCCTGGCCGCCCAGGCCGACGAGGCCATCAAGGAGCGCATCCGGACGGCTCCGGCCTACATGTATACCAGCCTGTGTCCGGTCCCGGAGCTGCGCCGGCCGCCGAAGGGGGAGTGATGATACATGGCATCAAGACCTGTGTACTATGACCTGTATGATTGTGGTCGGCATGATGGCCGGTACAGAGCAGCGGAGCTGATGGTAATGCTGGGCATCCGGCATCGGCAACAGATAGAGCATTACAGTGATGTGGGTATCCTGTACCAGAAGCGATATACCTTTGTGAGGGTGGATGACGGGAACGCGTCAGAACAGGCCGATGAGTGGGACAGGGTGACGCAAGCGTTGAAGGGATGCGGGTACGATTTGAGTAAGATACCAATTGTGGCAAAACGAGTATAGATAAAACAAGCCTGAAATGCCCCTGTAACGCATCAGAATGAACGAGAATAGATTTTAAGGCAAGGAGGCGTGCGTTTTTATTGGGAAAGCAGAAAAACCCGGCAGAAGAGCTTGAGAGGTTTCTAAACTACATCGATGCATGCAGGCAGGAATACAAGTATGCCTATGACATGGTAGGGGAGGAAGATAAGCGCCTGCAGGACCTGCTGCATGAGATGGAGTTTGCCAAAGATAAGGTCGAACGAAATCGCGTAGCTACGAAATTGCAGCGCAGCAGAAGAAACCGTAGGGAGAATAAAGATATAGTCCTGATGAATGAAAAGGTTGTGGAGTTCTTTAATGAGCCAAAGAACCGTGATACCTTAAACCGGATGCGCCAGCTGTTGGGACAGCAGCGCAAGGAGGAAGAGTACCTGATGGGTGAGCGCACATACATACCGAGAGCAGGGAGGTGATACCGGTGGACAAGGAGGTGTTGATACAGTATTGCGAAATGAAAGAGGAAATAAAGGACATAAGGCGTCGGATTCAGAAACTGGACAGGTTCCTGGAGGAACCGCATCAGGTATCTGATACGGTGAAGGGTACAAGGCGGGACGGCACGATAGGAAGTATTAAGGTCACAGGATACCCCGTGCCGGAGCATTACCGGAAGCAGCGGCTGAGGGAGCGGTACAGGCAGCTTCTGGCGCGTAAGGAGGCGGAACTGCTGGAGCTGACCTGCCAGGCGGAGGAATATATACAGGGCATACCAAAGAGCGAGGTGCGGACCATGTTCCGTCTGTATTACATAGATGGCCTGCCTTGGTGGAAGGTGGCACAGGCCATGAACCGGATGTTTCCGAAGAGGCGGGTGAAGTTTACGGAAGATAGCTGTAAGAAACGAAATTTAAGATTTTTTGAAAATGTCCCCCAATGTCCCGAAGAAAAGTGCTAATATGTTATCATGCGGAAGCCAGAGGGCGGAAGCATCCTCCTCACAAATAACGGCCGCCAGGTGTCACACCCTGGCGGCTGACTAACCGGTATTGTGTAATCCCTCATAAGACAGACCCGTACATTACGGGACAATGCCGCAGGGTATGCAAGCGGTGAGGTATCTGGTTTTATCCCCCATGATGTTTTCCAGATACGATTAGGGCATCCTAGAGATAGGGTGTCCTTTTATTATGAGTAGCTTATACTCATTAAATATTCTAATTTGACAGAATCGAACATTTGTTCTATACTGTGGTTACGAAGAGAAGATGTGGATGTGTTTTTGTAAGATTTGTGGAATTGGGAGGGGGATGATTATGGATAATTTAAATCTTGATAATATTGAACAATTACTTCAATCTGAACCTTCTGAAAAGTTACTTTTTAAAGCAATCAAAGCTCTTAAAGTTGAAAAGAAGAATAGGAAATCACGATGGATATTAGTAGTTATATGTTGTATCCTCGGTTCCATAGTCGGAATTCATAAAGAAACAGTCACTATTTTCAGAGAAAGTATAGATGCTATTTTAAATGTTTCACTAGCACTTTTCGGAGTGATTTTCACTGGATATTCCTTGCTACAAGCCTTTATGAATAAACAGATGTTACTTCAACTTCTAAAAGACACAAAAGTATGTGACGGAGGAGAAAAGAGTAGATTACAAGATATCAATGAGAATTTTGTATATTTAATGCTATTGTATGTTATTGCGATAATTGTAACATTGATTATGAAAATAGTGATGTTTTGTTTGCCTGACAGTTTTACATTATTTTTAAACATGATAGTAAATAATGTGATTGCAGTAAGTTTAATTGCGGTTTATTTTATTTTTATTGGAATAATACTGTGGAGGACAGTTAGTTTCGTTTCTACAATTTTTCAACTGTTCAATATATATGCTGTGACAAGAGTTCTTGAAATGATAGATGAGGAAGAAAAGCCATAATTTATCATATAAAAGGCGATGATTAGGGGCCACCTCCGGGCGGCTCTTTTTCTTTACCAAAACGATTGGAGGTGAGCCAGATGGCATTAACGCCAAAACAGAAGATATTTGCAGATGAATACCTGATTGACCTTAATGCCACCAGGGCCTACAAGGTGGCATATCCAAAGGTCAGGAAGGATGAGTCCGCAAGGGTAAATGGAAGTAAATTACTAACAAATACTAACGTTGTGGCCTATATTGATGAACGTATGAAGGAACGCGAGAAGCGTACCGAGATTACCCAGGACAGGGTGCTGCAGGAACTGACGAAATTGGGTTTCTTCGACATCCGGAAGCTGTTTGACGATAGCGGAAAACCAGTGGATATATCGATGCTTGATGATGACACGGCTGCCTGTATTGCAGGGCTGGAAGTGGTGGATTATTTCGAAGGGGCAGGAGAGGATAAGGAGTTTGTTGGATATATCAAGAAATATAAATTGTCCGATAAGCTTAAGGCCCTGGAGATGCTTGGCAGGCACCTGGGTATGTTTAAGGACAAGCTGGAGCTATCTGGCCAGGTCGGTATCAATAACCCGTACGCCGGCCTGACAACCGAAGAACTGAAGAAGCTGATACATGGTGGATAGAGAGACCATAATCAGAGGGGCGAAAATAGAGCTTGCACGGCGCGAGTTCTTTTTTTATTGCCATTTAAAGGCTCCTGATTTCTACAAAGAGGACAGGAAGTACCTGGTTGACCTCTGCAGCGAGTTCCAGGACTTTATCCAGTCAGATGACGAGGTAATGGTTGTAAATGAGCCGCCCAGGCACGGAAAAAGCCGCACGGCCGGTCTGCTGGTTGAGTGGGTACTTGGCAATGACCAGAAGCAGAAAATCATGACCGGCTCCTACAACGAGACACTGTCCACCATGTTCTCAAAGAACGTCCGCAACGACATCCAGGAGGAGAAAGCAGATGAGAACCGGATTGTATTCTCCGATATCTTCCCAGGGGTATCCATAAAGCGTGGTGACGGCGCCATGAACCTCTGGAGCCTGGAGGGTGGATACAACAATTACCTTGCTACATCCCCAACCGGCACGGCTACTGGATTTGGTGCCACGCTGCTCATCATCGATGACCTCATCAAGAACGCCGAGGAGGCCAACAACGAGCTGATTAAGGAGAAACACTGGACCTGGTTTACGGACACAATGCTGTCGCGTCTGGAGGAAGGCGGGAAAATTATCATCATTATGACCCGCTGGGCAAGTGATGACCTGGCAGGCCGGGCGCTGGAACACTTTAAGGAGGCCGGGGCCAAGATTCGGCATATATCCATGAAGGCCTTGCAGGATGACGGGACAATGCTATGCTCTGAAGTCTTGTCAAGGAAGTCCTACGAAGCCAAGATTAAGGCTATGGGCGCCGACATTGCATCAGCCAACTACCAGCAGGAGCCGATTGACCTGAAGGGCAGGCTGTATACCAGCTTTAAGACCTATTCCGGGGAACTGCCTCAGTTCAAGGAGATACGCAACTATACTGATACGGCGGATACCGGTGGAGATTACCTGTGCAGCATCAACTATGGCGTTACATTCGCAAATGAGGCCTATGTGCTTGATGTGTTGTACACAAAGGAGCCGATGGAGATTACAGAACCAGTAACGGCTAAGATGCTGCTGGCGGGCTCTGTAAATGTGGCGAGAATAGAATCCAACAATGGCGGCCGCGGGTTTGCGCGTAATGTGCGCCGCATCCTGGAGCAGGAACTGGGCAGCAATTACACTACAATAAAGTGGTTCACGCAGACGCATAATAAACAGGCCAGGATATACTCCAACTCTTCCTGGGTAATGGAGCATATTTATTTCCCGGAGGATTGGAAGAACCGTTGGCCTGAATACTATGATGCGATGATAAAATACCAGCGGGAAGGGAAGAACAGGCACGATGATGCCCAAGATGCAACAACGGGAGTTGCGGAAAATTGTAATAAAGGAAGCGGTATGAAAGTCATGAAATAGAGGTGAGAACATGGAACTGGAAGTAATGAAAAAACTGATTAAGAAGTACACGGCGGGACATGGTGATTTCCTGATGCGGCAGGAGACGGCTAACCGGTATTATAAGAATAAAACGGATATACTTTTCAAGCCGGCTAAAAAGAAGGAATCGGACCCAGGAGAGAATCCGCTGCGCAATGCGGACAACAGGATTCCGTTTAACTTTCATGGACTCCTAGTCAACCAAAAGGCATCCTACATGTTTACGGCTCCGCCATTGTTTGACCTTGGGGACAAATCAGCCAATAAGGCCCTTACCGCGTTTCTGGGAGATAAATACGCAAAGACCTGCAAAGACCTATGTGTGGATGCCTCTAACGCATCGGTAGGATGGATACATTTGTGGAAAGATAAGGCCTCAAATGGATATAAGTATGCAGTGGTTCCGCCGGGAGAGGTCATACCGGTATGGGGTAAGAGCCTGGAGAGGGAGTTAAAGGGCGTGCTCCGCTGTTATCATGATATCAATGATGAGGGGGAAGAACTGGATGTATATGAATATTGGAACGACAGGGAGTGTCAGGCTTATGCAGTACGGGCTGGAAGCAGTGTGGATGATGGACTGATGCCATACCGCTCCTTCACGCTGATTGACACGGATGGCAAGTCCAATCTGGTCAACCAATTTCCTCACGACATTGGAGAGGTGCCATTTTTTCCATTCTTCAATAATAACACGGGAACAGGCGACCTGGACGATATCAAGCCCCTGATTGATGTATATTGCGGGGTATTCAGCGGTTTTGTTAATGACCTGGAAGATATCCAGGAAGTCATTTTTGTTCTTACGAATTACGGCGGGGAAGATTTAGGACAGTTCCTGCGGGAGCTTAAGGACTACAAGGCAATTCAGATTGAAAGTGAAGGAACAGAAGATAAGTCAGGTGTATCCACGCTGACCATTGAACTTCCAGTGGAGGCCCGCAAGGAGCTACTAGCCACGACCCGGAAGTGCATCTTCGAGCAGGGCCAAGGCATTGACCCGGACCCTCAGAACTTTGGGAACAGTTCAGGCGTGGCCCTGGGTTTTTTGTATTCCCTGCTGGAACTCAAGGCGGGGCTTATGGAGACGGAATTTAAGATAGGCTTTGGCCGGTTCATCCGTTGCGCCTGCCGGGTAATGGGCATACCAATCAAGGATGACACCGTCATCCAGACTTGGACCAGGACCAGTGTTAAGAACGACCTGGAGGAGGCACAGATAGCGTCCCAGAGTAAGGGTGTGATTGCGGATGAGGATATTGTTCGCAAACATCCGTGGGTGGAGGATTTTGAGCGAAGCTGGAATGCATTTCAGAAACAGGAGGAAGAAGGTAAAAAAGAAATATCCGATATGTTCCCACAAAAGTCTCTGGATGGCGAAGGACAGGGCGGTGATGAATGATGGATTATTGGGAAAAGCGGCAGCTTGAGACCTATAAGGCCGGAGAAATGCAGGTCAACCGGTACTATACCAAACTGGAAAAAGCATTTAACCAGACAAAGCGCGAGTTGCAGAAAGCCATAGAATCATTCTACTTTCGGTACGCGAAAGAAAATGGACTGTCCTATGCAGCAGCGCAAGTAAGGCTTAGTAAAGAAGAGCTGGGGGAACTGGAAGACTTTATAACACTCGCGATGGATAATATTGGGAAATATAACCAGACCGTCAACAACATGTCCATCAAGGCTAGGATTACACGATATCAGGCACTGGAAGTGCAGATTGATGCCTTATTGCGCGAGTTGTATGCGATTGATTATCAGACCAGCGGCGAGAAAGCAATGCAGGAAGTATATGCCGACAGCTATTATAGGACATGGTACAACATCGACCAGCACAAGGGTTTTCATTCAGCATTCGCGCAAGTTGACCCTGCTGCTGTGGAAGAGCTGCTGAAGTATCCGTTTAATGGCGCTAATTTCTCCGCGCGTATATGGAAACAGAAGGAATATTTGCAAACACAGTTGATGGAATCCCTTACAACTATGATGGTGCAGGGGAAGAATCCTCAAACGTTGGCATCGGATTTTGCTAAGAAAATGAACACGAAGAAGTTTGACGCCTATCGTTTGCTCCACACAGAAAGTTCTTTCTTGATAAACGAAGCCACGCATGCCGGGTACAAGGCAGATGGCGTGGAGAAGTACCAGATATTGGCGACGTTGGACAGCAAGACATGCGATATTTGCGGGGACTTAGACGGAAAAGTGTATGAAGTGGAAAAGGCTATCACAGGGAAGAACATGCCACCATTCCATTGTTTCTGCCGGTGTACAGATTTTCCGTACTATGATGGCACAGATACGTCCGACATGACCCGTGTGGCCAGAGACCCTAGAACTGGGAAGTATGTGGATGTTCCGGCAGATATGACATATAAAGAGTGGAAAACGCGATTTGCAAAGGAGGCATAGAACAAGAATGTATTCCGAAGCCAAGAGACTTGAGATTTTCATGTCCAATGGATATGCCTTGCAGGTAGATAATTCCTTTGAAGAAATGATGGCGATTCTGGATAATGAAGTACTGGGGCCAAATGAGTATATTGTGATAACCTGCAAGAGTGGTTTGCGCTTGGCGTGCAGGAAGGGGGACATTGTGGGCCTGGGTGAGTATATAGAAGATTGATAAACAACAGCATGTAGGATTGGAGGGAGATTATGTTATACAAAATTGGATTGTCAGGGAACAGGGAAATCACGGTTGAGACTGAAAAAAGTCCAGAGGATTTAGCTGTGTGGGCTAATGATGTTTGTGAGGAGCCTGGATTCGCTATATGCAATACACCGGAAGGGAAGGCCGTTTTTATTAGGACAAGAGAAATACAGACTATAACCGAGGTATAAGCACACAGGACTATCCTGAGTGTTATTTTTTCGCCTTCCTGGTATCCCAGGCGATAAAGAGGGAGACATCACCGGACACGACCGGGATAACAAGTGGAGATGAATCGAAAGGAGTAAATACATGAAAAAAGAAGAATTAGTAGCAAAAGGATTATCTGAGGAGCAGGCACAGGCCGTAATGGATATCTGGAATGAAGCCATTAAGGGGTTTGTGCCGAAGGAGCGGTTTGACGAGGTAAATGGAAAGCTGAAAGAGGCAAATACCACGATTGATACCTTGAAAAAGAGCAATGCGGACAACGAGGAGCTTCAGAAGCAGGTCAAGGAGTATAAGGAAAAGGTAACAATACTGGAGGCAACGGCAGCCAATACCCGGAAGGAATACGCCCTGAAAGACAAACTGAAAGAGGCGGGCGTGGTTGATGCGGATTACATCATCTATAAACAGGGTGGAATTGATAAATTCACGTTTGACAAGGAAGGGAACCCGGTTGGGATTGATGATGTAGTAAAGCCGCTGAAAGAGTCATCCCCGCACCTGTTCAAGACTGAACCAGGGGCCGATTACAAACCGGCCGGCGGAGGGACACCTCCTTCCAAGAATCCGTTTGCAAAAGACAGTTTTAACCTCACTGAGCAGGGAAAACTGCTTCGTGAAAATCCGGCGCAGGCGAAGGCTTTGGCCTCAGCTGCCGGCGTAACTATTTAACACATGAAAGGAAAAGGTGAATTAAATGCCAGGAACAACTTTACGGGACGTTATTGTCCCAGAACTTTTTAATCCTTATGTAATCAACAGGACAATGGAGCTTTCTGCGCTTTTACAGTGCGGTATTATCGCAAATAACAGCGAATTTGACGCGCTTGCATCTCAGTCGGCCCCAACTGTCAACATGCCATTCTTCGAGGACTTGACGGGCGAATCTGAGCAGGTGATTGAGGGGGAAGACCTGACAGACAATAAGATTTCTTCCAACAAGGATGTGGCAGCCATTATCCGGCGCGCTAAGATGTGGAGTGCTACAGATTTGTCCGCGGCATTGGCAGGTTCAGACCCTATGGCAGCCATTGCTACGCTGGTGGCGCAGTTCTGGGCCAGAGATACGCAGAAAGAGCTGATTGCAATCTTGAATGGTATTTTCGGGACCGTACCAGCAGGAAGTTCTGGCACACCGCCCGCAAAAACAAGGCTGGAAAGTAACCTTCTGGACATCTCGGGTAAATCTGGAACAGCGGCAAATTGGAGCGGTAGCGCGTTTATTGACGCGGAACAGAAACTCGGGGATGCCAAGGCGCAGCTGACTGGTATCTGCATGCACAGCGCTACGGAGGCATACCTGAAGAAACAGAACCTGATTGACACAGTGCAGCCATCCAATGATGTTGCCTTTGGTACCTATCAGGGAAAGCGTGTCATTGTGGATGACGGCTGCCCAGTTGCAAACGGTGTATATACGACATACCTGTTTGGCAATGGGGCCGTGGCCTTAGGTAATGGTAACCCGGTAGGATTTGTGCCGACTGAGACTGACCGTGCGAAGCGTAAGGGCTCAGGCGTGGACTATCTGATTAACAGACGGACCAGTATACTTCATCCGCGCGGCGTCGCGTTTACCAGTGCCTCTGTCGCAAAAACTGAGGGACCGTCCAGGGCTGAACTGTCCGACCCGAAAAACTGGAATCCAGTCTATGAGCCGAAGCAGATTAGGATTGTAGCATTTAAGCACAAACTGGGATAGGAGTAAATGGAATGACAATATCGGGAATGAAAACAGCAGTGAAGAATAATCTGGGCATTAAGGACGATACACGGGATATCCTCATTTCCGATGTCATTCTTTTGGTCTGTGATTATTGTAATCTTGACCAGGAAAGCATTCCTAACATCCTGGAACCAGTTATTCGCAAGAAAGCCAAGGATATCATTGATTATGAGGCGGCCAATGGGACGGGATACCGTCCTGAGGTCGCCAGCATCAAGGAGGGTGACGGAAGTATCACCTGGTCCCAGACGGACGGCAATACCAAGGCAAGCATTTATAGCCTAACAGAGAGCGATAAGAAAGGCCTGCGTAGGCACAGGAGGTTGAGAGGATATGTATAACCCGTATGAGGCAATGTACGACGCCACAATGGACGTGTACAGGTGGCAAGAGATTGAGGTCGACGGATTTACAAAGCATAAGACTGTGAAAATATCAACTGGAAGGCCGTGCCGTTACAGTTCATCCGGACAGGTTGCCACAGGTTCACCCGCCCCGTCTATCCAGAACAGCCATAAGTTATTTTGTGGGCTGGAAGAGGATATACGAGAAGGGGACAGGATTGTAATAACGCTAAGAACTGGGAAAATAATCGAGGTATCACTGGGCGAATGCCATCCATACACGTACCAATGGCAGTGTGAGATAAAGAGAGATGACGATGCATGAGCAATATCAACTATAATGCCAATAAAAAAGCAATTGATGAATTCCGGAAAGAATTGATGGCGATGGTGGAGGACATCCGGGAAATTGATATCCGAGTGCTCAACCGGGCAGTTAGCGATGGTATAAAATATGCGAAGAACAACTCCCCAGTCATTACTGGGTGGTATCGCAAGAATTGGAAATCGGCTCCAGCGGTGAAGTCAAAAGGCGGAGGAGTAACTAAAGTCCTGGTAAATAATGCGGAATATGCAAGCTTTGTAAATTATGGTCATAGGACAGTTGATGACGATGGAAATACCACCGGATATGTAAAGAGTCAAAAGGGTGACCATCTTTTAGAGCGCACTGTGGTTTACGCTGGAAAACAGCTGGAGAAGGAATTTGAAAAGGAGGTAAAGGCGGTACAGAGGCGGCATGATAAGTAAATTGTATAAAAATATCGCGTCCGGGCTAAAGGCGGTCAGGGAATGCCCCGTATATAAGGAAGGTGTCCCGCAAAACTTTGTGAAACCCTCTTTTTTGGTATCTTTTTATGGACAGAATCCATTAAGCGGAATCAACGGCAGACTGGAAAACACGGTGGGCGTAGATGTATCTTATTTTCCTGAGACGGCGCAGCGTGGTGGATGCGATATAAAAGAAGAATGCTGGGAAATCGCCCAGGACTTAACGCGCGGATTGCGCATAGAGGATTTTAAAATCAAAAACAGGAGCATTGATATTACAGACAATATATTGCATTTTATGTTTGAGGTTACTTATAGAGAATATTTGGAAACAACAGGCAGGAAAATGCAGACTATGTCACAGAACACAGACATAAAGGAGGAATAACCTATGTCGGGAACATGGGAATCCCAAAATAAGGTACTGCCCGGAGCCTACATTAATATCCGGACAAATGAGCCGTTGTCCATTACCCCGGGAGATAGGGGAACCGTAGTTATCCTACAGGAAATGACGGTAGGAAAGGATGGACAGATGTATACCATCACCGCTACGGAGCAGGCATATCCAGAGAAAGCAACAGCAGATGATAAGAAGCTGGCTGCAGAAGCGCTGAAAAAGGCTAAGACGGTATTGATTTACAAGTTGCCGAAAACACATAATACAGAGGCGGTTAATGCAGCGCTTACGAAATTAAAAACGGTGCAGTTTAACACTCTGTGCTATCCTTATGATACAACGCCGGAAACAGCAAGCGCCAACAAGGCAGCGATTGCGACCTGGATTAAGGCTATGAGGGACGACGAGGGGGTTAAATGCCAGGCCGTCCTCGCCAATCATGTAGCGGATAGTGAGGGAATTATAAATGTCTCGCAGGGAGTCGTGATGTCTGACAGCACAACATTGACGGCAGCAGAGACTACCGCATGGGTGGCGGGCGCAACTGCCGGGGCAAGTATTACCACTTCAAATACGGGAATGACTTATGCTGGGGCGATTGATGTCAGCCCCAGGATGACAAAAACCGAGATGGAGACAGCAATTAAGGCGGGTAAGTTCATATTCAAGGCTGACAGTGCGCAGAACGTAACAGCGGTATATGACATCAATTCCCTCACCACGGTCACGGTGGAGAAGGGGAAAATGTTCACGAAGAACAGGGTCATCCGTACCCTTGACAATATTGCAAATGACATCACTACTATTTTTGAAAGTAACTATGTGGGAAAGGTAAACAACAACGATGATGGGCGGGCACTTCTTAAGGCGGCGTTGGTAGATTATTTTAACACGCTCCAGAACATGGGGGCCATCCAGAACTTTGAAACGAATGATGTAGTAATTACGGCCGGAACAGATTCGGACGCAGTCCTTGTGACAGCCGCCATACAGCCTGTTGACAGTGTTGAGAAAATCTATATAACAGTTAATCTTTCATAAGGAGGCGCACAATGGCAGGAAATTACACAAAAATTAGCGACCTGGTGACTGGCAGCGAAGGCAGCGCATACATAACCACTGATGGACAGAATAGATATTTTTTTGAATTGTCCAAAATCGAAGCAAACATTGAATTTACAGTGATTGCAAAGAAACTCCTCGGTCACAGAATGAAGCAGCATAAAGTGGTTGGAGCCGAGGGAAAGGGTACTGTAACAATGTATAATGTTAGCCCGGCGGCCCTGGCAATCTACCAGCAGTACATCAAAGAAGGAAAGACGCCCCAGATCAGTATCCAGACCACAAACGAGGATACGGGAAGCACAATAGGAAGGCGTACTATAGTGATGCGTAATTGCATTCTGGCGAAAGTCCCGGTTGCATATCTGGAGGACGGAAGTGAGGATTTAAACACAACGGATTCTGATTTTACATTTGATGACGTTGACGAGCTGGAGAGTTACGTGCTTCCAGAAAATATGAGATAAGTCATTTACACTTGCCTCGGGAACCATTATAATTGATGGCAAGGAAGGGGCGGTGAAATGGGATTGTTTGATTTCTTGAAGCACAAGAATCCAACGGTGATCGTTGATAGTGACGAGTCCTGCTATCAGGAGGCCACGAAGGCGTTACGGCGGAAGAATTTTAAAGAGGCTTACAGGATCATATGTCAATGGAATGTTGACAGCGGAAAGCCCAGTCTGGGATTCGACTGGAAGGAAGAACTTGAGCATGGATTGGGCGAAGAAACAGAATCTAACATACGATATTTTTATACAATGAAGGCGGATCCTGAAGTGCTGCACAATGCCGTTTTTTGTGAGTTGTCAGGAATGTCTCCACAAAAGACGTCAAAATGGGCCTGCCAGGACAAAGAAAAGCGAAATGAAGTGTATTTGGATATTCACTATATGTGTTCAAGGTACGCTACTTTAAGAGACATTGAGGGCTTGGTAAGAGATGGATTTTGTAAAGTGGCGTTTTTTGCCACATTAGACGACAAAACATGCCCCGTTTGCGGAAATATGGACGGAAAGGTTATTAAAATTAAGGGAAGTGTAATAGGCAAGAATTTGCCTCCATTGCACCGAGGGTGCCGCTGTACGACAGTTCCATATTTTGACGATGATGACAGAGAAGGTGAAACAAGAGTCGCCAGAGATCCCAAAACAGGTAAAAATATAGAAGTTCCAGCAACCATGACCTGGAAAAAATGGAAAAAGTTAAACGGTTGAGAGACGCTAAGTAAGCGTCTCTTTTTAATTGAGAGGAGAACCAATATGGGAAGTTTAAATGCATTTTTACATCCGGAACAGGCAGAAAATAAAGAGGTAATCGTATCAGAACGATTTAAAGAAAACGGAAAACCTGTTCCATTTGTGATCCGGCCGATTACTCAGCAGGAAAATGACGGGCTGCTCCGTAAATATACAAAGAAAGATAAAAAAGGGAACGAGTATTTTGATAAAGTATCATATAACCAGAATCTGGTTGCAGCGGCGGTCGTGGAACCTGATCTGGAAAATTCAGAATTGCAGAGAGCATATGGTACTTTAGGCGCTGACAAAACTCTTGTAGCTATGCTCTATGTTGGAGAATTTGCAACATTGATGGAGGCAGTGCAGGGATTATCTGGGTTGGATAAGGATATCAACGAAGATATTGACGAGGCAAAAAACTAATAAAGCAGGGTGATCCTGAGCTGAATTATGCTCACTTCGCCCTGCAGAAGCTTCATATTTTGCCAACCGTCTTAGAAGCGATGAGTCAAAAGGAAAAAGCTGTCGTATATGCAAGTATAGATCTTCGGATAGAAGAAGAGAAAAGGCTTGCCAATCAGATGAAATAGGAGGTGGATCATGCCGACTTTAAGTGCTATGTTTCGTTTAATGGACGGGTACAGTTCGCAAATAGATAAAATGATGAACAAGACGAATGCCGCGACCGATAAGATGCTTAAGGCATCAAAGGCTGCCGATAGTGTAAATGACTCGGTAACAAAGGCGGGAAAGGGATCCGAGGCTGCCTCTCCTAAAATGGAAAAGTTTAACAATTCTCTGTCTGATACGGAAAAGAAAGCCACTAAGGCAAACGGCAGTCTTAAAACCCTGATCGGAACGGTGGTCAGTCTGGCCGCAGTAAAAAAAGGTATGGACTTGGTAGACGATTATACCAATGCAGCTGCCAGATTAAGAATGGTTAATGATGACAACCAGACTCCAGCAGAATTGCAGGATAAAGTTTTCGATGCGGCGAACCGGTCACGAGGCAGTTATACAGACATGGCCGGAGCAGTTGCCAAAATGAATCTCCTTGCCGGCGATAGTTTTACATCTAATGACGAAGCTATCGGTTTTACTGAACTACTGCAAAAATCGTTGAAAGTATCAGGAGCCGGAACGTCAGAGCAGCAGTCTGCATTTTTACAGTTGACACAGGCAATGGCGGCCGGCAAGCTGCAAGGTGATGAGTTCAGGTCTGTAATGGAAAATGCGCCTATGGTTGCTGATGCTATTGCTAAGTATATGGGCAAAAGTAAAGGTGAACTGAAGGAATTGTCTTCTGATGGACTTATCACGGCCGATATTATTAAGAATGCAATGTTTACGGCTGCTGATGACATTAATGCTAAATTTGCAGAAATGCCAATGACTTTTTCTGATGTTGGGCAGCTTATGGAAAACAATGCATTGGAGGCTTTCGGTCCAACAATGGAAAAGCTAAATACCCTGCTGAATAGCAGTGGAGCGCAGACACTTCTGGCTGCATTAAATGAAGGTATTGCGGCAATTGCAGAGGGAGCCAACTGGCTGATTGATGCATTTATTCGAGGAGACCCCATCGTAAGGACTTTTTTTGCGGTTGCTATTATTATGGCAGGCTTATGGGCTGGACAGATGCTCGTTGCAGCCGGAGCTACTCTTGCTGCTAACTGGCCGTTGATTTTAATTATAGCAACATTAGGAGCAATTGTTTTAGCTTTAATTTCCGCAGGAGCTACATTTGCTGATATATTTGGTTTTATTGGTGGTCTGCTTGGGGCTTTTTATGCGACAGGGTACAATATTGTAGCGAATTTATGGAACATTTTTGTTTCATTCGCTGAGTTCCTGGCTAATGTATTTAACGACCCGTTAGCTGCAGTCGTTAACCTCTTTGTTAATATGGCAACCAGTGTATTATCAATTATCCAGAGTATTGCAAAAGCAATTGATGATGTATTTGGTTCAAATCTCGCCGGAGCAGTTGGGGGATTTATGGATAAAATACAGGCTTGGGGAGACAGTTTTAAGTCTGATGACTATATATCTTTGGACGAACTCCGCATGGATACGAAAGATATTGTGTCGACTTCGGATAATTGGAGTGAAAAAGGAAAGAGTGTTGGAGATTTCATTGACAAATGGGATTTTGGAAGTGCCTTGGAAATTGACCCCAATGCAGGCGGTATCGACTACAGCCAGTTTGCCACTTCCGGTAATCCGGCAACGGTGAAAGGGACCGGAAAAGGCGGGGCCATGATGGTTGAAAAGGACGATAAAGAAGATATTGAGTGGATGCGCAAGCTGGCGGAGCGTGACTATGTAGCCAGGATTGCACAGAACACCCTTGCCCCGAACATCAAGGTGGAGTTCAGCGGACCAATTACGAAGGAAGCTGATACGGATGGGGTCATGAGCCATGTTGTGGAGCAGCTTAAGGATGTGATTGCAACCGCTCCGGAGGGGGTACCTGCATAATGTCATACTCAGTATATTTCAAATATGGAAGCAAGAAATACAAGCTTCCGGTCAATCCGGAGGAAATCAAACGGACAAGGAACCTGAATGTGGAGACTTACCAGGTGCTTGGCACAGGGCAGGTCTCCGTCCCATCCTATTGTGAGCTGGAGGAATACAGCTTTGAGGCGGAGTTCCCCAGTCAGGATTACCAGTATGTGGAACCAGGCGCGCGGGCCGATGCTGATTACTATGAAAAGATGTTCCGTAAGGCCCAGAAGAACAAAAAGCCCATCCGGTTCATCGCATCGAATGATATCACGGATGATATAAGCGTGATGGTGCTGGTTAAGAGCGTGGAAAGCCGTGAAAAGGCAGGGGAAGAAGGGGATAAGTATATATCGCTCACCCTGCTTGAACACAAAGGGTCCAGTAAACGTTATATAGCGGTCCAAACCCCGACAGCTACGGTTAAACAAGAGGATACAGCCGCCAATAGCGAGGCTGTAAATCCGGCAGTGACCGATAATAAGACACATACGGTACAATCAGGCGATACGCTTTGGGGGATTGCAAAAAAATACTATGGCAACGGAGCACAGTATCCTAAAATTGCGTCTGCTAATAGCATAGCAAACCCCAATGTTATAAGTGCGGGGCAAGTGTTGAGCATACCGACATAGGAGGCGACATGGAGCTATTGGTTGAAACACAAGGTTACATATATGACATATCCGACATGTGCACAGAAATATCATGGTCAGATGTCCTCAACGATGGCGCAAGCAGTCTGGAGGTGTCGTATATTAAAAATGGGCTTACCCTGCAAAATGGTGATGTTGTCCGTCTGACAGATAATGACCAGAATGATGGCATTTTTTTTGGTACGGCTTTTAAAGTATCCGGCGATGAGAGCGGTATTATTAAGGTTAAAGCGTATGACCAGCTGCGCTACGCAAAGCACAAGGATATAGTAGTCCTGGAAAACGGCACGCTCAGGAACCTGGCCCAGAATATGTGCGCCTTCCTGTCGCTAAAACCGGGGACCATGGAGGAGCCAGGCTACGTCCTTCCGGCCATTGCCGATTATGAAAAAACATGGATTGACCATATCGTACAGGCCATATCAGATACGTTACTTGGTACACAGGAGATGTACTGCTTAAGGGATGAGTACGGTTCCGTGTGCCTTTGGAACATGCGCAATCTTCAAACTCCGCTTGTATTGGGAGACGCGAGCTTGTGCACTGGATACAGCTGGGAGAAATCCGTAGATGATGAATTTTATAACCGTATTAAAGTGGTCTGGAAAAACGAGTCAAGCGGACAGATTGATATTGGAACAGCTGTTGACCAAGAATCAGTCAATCGTTATGGACTGTTACAGTATCTTGAATCTTCCCAATCTGGCATTGATAACGCGGCGAAGGCCCAGGAGCGTGCCAATAACCTATTGAAACTGTATAACCATGAGAAGGAAACATTGAAATTGGAATGCCTGGGGGACCTCCGGGTGAGGGCTGGGAACAGTATTTATGGCAGCATAGAGGATATCAACCTGAACCGCCGTTTGATTGTAAAGAAAGTGACCCATGAGTTCCTTCCTATCCATACCATGTCCGTGGAGGTGATGGCAGATGAGTGATAAGAATACAGCACATGAGCTTTTATCCACAATCAAGGCAATCGTGGACAATTATATGAAGGCCAGAAAGCCCACATCCGTACTGCTTGGCACTTACAACGGAACGTCAATCATGGTCGGTTCGCTCCCCCTGCCTATGAGTATGGTTTCCGGGAATATGAAAGGGAAGCTTGTATCCGGGGACAAGGTTCGGCTTTTGCGTAATGATGGTGGTCGGGAATACTACGTTCTGGAGATTATCGGGAAACCTTATCAGATAGGAGGTTGAGTATGACAGAACTTACAACGTCACTGGTGCTCCAGGAACAGAATTTTTATGATAGGACGTATAAACTTTCTGCTGAGAAGATAGAAAGCTTTGTGGATGGCCTGGAATCACTGAAACAGGCTATATATAAGGTGCTTGCCACAGAACAATATGAATACCCCATCTACAGCTTTAAGTATGGGATTGCGTGGAAGGAACTGATTGGAGAGGAGCGTCCATATGTCCGCGCTGAGATGAAACGGATGATTCAGGAAGTGCTATTGCTGGACGACAGGATATTAGAGGTGGACGGATTTGATTTTGAGTTTAAGGAAGATATATGCCGGTGCACTTTTAATGTATCCAGTATTTATGGGGACGTGGAAATAGAGAAGGAGGTGTCAGTATGAGCGCGACATACGAAGAAATATTGCAGGGGATGCTGAATAAAGTCACCAACGAAGTGGACAAACGTGAAGGAAGTATCATATATGATGCGTTGGCACCGTGTGCGTATTTCCTGGCACAGCAGCAATTTCAAATAGAACATTTCTTTGACTTGGTATTTGCTGACACGGCGATAGGAGATTATCTTGATAGGGCGGCCGCAACCTATGGACTGACCAGGAAAGAAGCAACTGCGGCCGTGCGAATAATGACGACATCAACGGCGATTGAAAATGGTACTCGATGGGGGATTAATGGACTTGTTTATAATGTTACTGGTAAGCGCAGCGAGAATGAATATATAGTCACATGCGAGACCCCAGGGGAAACAGGAAACCAATACAGCGGAAATATGGAGCCCATATCCAATATATCTAATGTCACGGCGACGCTTGGAGGAATTGATACGCCGGGGACGGATGCTGAAACGGATGACGCCTTTCGGGAACGGCTATATGCAAAGATAAAACGGCCGGCTACATCAGGTAATGCTTATCATTATAGGCAGTGGGCTCTGGAGGTGGCCGGTGTGGGGGATGCAAAAGTATTTCCGTTGGATAACGGTCCCGGAACTGTGACAGTCCTGGTAGTAGATGATGACAAAAATATTTCTTCCTCACTTCCTGCTACAGTTTTAAAGCACATTGAAACGGTGCGTCCAATCGGGGCTACAGTTACGGTATCCAGTCCGGAAGCATTACCTATTAATATATCAGCCAATGTCGTTTTGGATGGAAGTAAGACAATTTCAGAGGTTAAATCGGCATTTAAGGAAGAGTTGACATCATTCCTGAAGGAAATGACATTTATAACGTATCGTGTGAGCTATGCGAAACTGGGAAGTCTCCTTCTGGATATTCCAGGAGTTGAGGATTTTGACAATTTCAGGCTTAATTCTGGGACAGGAAACGTAACGATAAGTGAAAAACAGATACCGGTTATCGGAACGATAACATTAGCGGAGGTGGATACACTTGGAGTTGATTAAGCTGCTGCCAGATTATTATGATTCGAATGTTACAATGAATACCTTACAGGCAATCCTTTCGGATGTGACAGAAATGATGGATGTCAGCCTGAGTACAATCATTGCAGAATGCTTTGTTAACACGGCCAGCCACATGCTGAACAGGTATGAGGAACTGTTGGATATTGATGCGGATATATCCAAGTCGGATACCTTCCGGCGTGAACGAATCAAAGCTAAGATTTCGGGAATCGGAACAACCACTAAACAGATGATTATTGATACGGCCAGCCAGTATTCGAATGGAGAAGTGGAGGTCATTGAAGACAATGCTAATGGAAAATTCACAATTAAGTTTGTTGGCACACTTGGCATTCCAGGAAACATGTCTGACCTCAAGATTACAATTGAAGAAATAAAGCCGGCACATCTGGCCGTGGTATATGAGTACGTCTATAATACATGGAATGATGTATCAAAGATAACATGGAACCAGGCAGCTGCATACACCTGGGATGAAATAAGGACGGTGAATTTAAATGAATGAGACTACCAACCTAAAACTCAAGAAGCCAGCAGGAAATGAATATATATCCGTTGAGACTATCAATGGAAATATGGACATTATAGATACTGGCATGAAAGAAATAAGTGATAGTGTTGACGCACCTGAGTTTGATGCCTCTGGAACCGTGGAGGGCATAACTGATAAAGCAGGCCTCCTGGCCAGCTTTGTCACAAGGATGCCACTTGTAAAATTTATGCGCAATGTCGTGGCCGGTTTTAAGCTGGCCCTATACGCGGGGCAGGTTGTCAATAACTGTGTGACTGACAATGCCAGCCTTCCGTTATCGGCTGCCCAGGGCAAGGTATTGATGGACCTTTATACTGTGCTCAATGCCAAGATAGCAGATACATCCGGAATAGCAAACACGGCCAATGCTAAAATAGAATTAGATGGACCAATCAAAACGATTGCCTATGGGAGTGACAAAAACAAATGGGCGTTTCAGCAGCAATTTCCGGATGGCGTCATATTATCTTTAGGCATCAGCGAAACCGAAATTTTTTACGACTATTATGACGGAAAAACATGGACTCGTAAGTGGACAAGATGATTATATACCCGCTATGAATATGCCAAACCGTACATTATTACCTGCTATGAGTTGTGCGCCAAATTCAATAGACACAATCGCGACAGTACTGGTGGACAAATCATAGTCATATCTAACTTGGTGGCCGATAACGCTACAAGGGAGCACATAAAATATATATGGCTTGTCGGTCATCAGCGCTGTCGTTATGTCAAAGGGTATGTTGCAAATATTTCCATCAATCCATGATTCTTGGATAGGGATGACGGTCTGATATGATCGATACTTGATTTCGTTTGTGTAGCTTTTTAGCTCAAGTATCTTGGTATTGAGCACAGTAAGCAACTCGTAAACCGGGCCCCACAAGGGCCTTTTATAATTCATAAAAAAAGGAGTGAGCCCATGGAAAAAATCAGAATTGGAAAGGAAGAACGACGGTATGAAATCAACGGCATCCAGCCAGAATCGGCCAATGTCCTGAAAATCGCTTTTGCTGATACAATCCCGGATATATGGGGCGATATTACAATCCATACTAATGATGGTACAGAGGCTACCACCCTGCACGGCTATGATACGGTCTGGAAGCAGGACGGAAATACAGTGTGGCTATCCAATGACGGAAGTGTTTATACACCCCTAGCCCCTCCGGAACCAGTGGAACCGCCAGAACCATATGTGCCGACACTGGCAGAGGTACAGGCTACTAAGAAAGCCGAGATGTCAGCGGCCTGCGAACAGATTATACACCATGGCGTAAATGTCACCCTGTCAGACGGCACAACAGAACATTACAGCCTGACGGAGCACGACCAGCTTAATCTATTTGGCAAGCTAAGCCAGATAAGTGCCGGTGCAGCACGGTTGGAGTATCACGCCGATGGGCAGCCCTGCCGGTATTACAAGGCGGCAGACATGCAGGCCATCATTCAGGCGGCCATGTGGCATGTGTCCTATCACACCACGTACTGCAATGCCATTAACATGTGGATTGCCGGCTGCCAGACCGCTGAGGAGGTCCAGGAAATCTTTTATGGTGCGGATGTGCCGGAAGAGTACCGGAGCGAGGTGCTTAAGACATATCTGACACAGATAGCAGCCGAGATGGTGGTGGATAATGGTACGCCGACGAGTTAATAAGTATGCCACACTGTGGAGCATGGGAGGACTGCTGTACATAGCCTTAGAGTTACTGTGGCGCGGGTATAGTCATTGGACAATGTTTATACTGGGTGGCCTGTGTTTTATCGGTCTGGGCCTGATTAACGAGGTACTCCCCTGGGATATGCCACTATGGCAGCAGATACTTCTGGGGGCTGCCCTGATTACATTGTTGGAGTTTCTGACCGGTTGTGTGGTCAACCTGTGGTTGGGCTGGGGCATATGGGATTACAGTAATATGCGGGGTAATATCCTTGGTCAGGTATGTCCCCAGTACTGCCTGCTTTGGATGCCGGTAAGTCTGGCCGGAATCGTGCTGGATGACTGGTTACGGTATTGGTGGTGGGGCGAGGAGCGGCCGTATTATAAATTATTTTAAGAGGATAAGAGATGGAGCTATTTGAATACGTTAAAAGTTCATGGCCGGGATGGGTGTGCAGTGCATTTGTCCCGGTCATAGCATATCTGTATAGTCAAGTTATGGCCAGCAGGAATGGAGTGCGTGCTCTGCTCCGGGCAGAAATCATCAGAGTATATAATAAGTATCATGATGATTTGCATTACTGCCCGATATATGTAAAACAGTCGATTGAGGATGTGTATAAGCAGTACCACGCCCTCCATGGCAATGGTGTTGGAACGAAATTATACGAAGAAATAATGGCTCTTCCAACAGGGCCGGAAGGAGAGGAATAATGCATGAAAGATAAGCTTGCAAAACTGATTGATGTTAAATCCATTATGACATTAGCTTTAACAGGTGGATTTATTGCCCTTACTTGCGCCGGTGAGATTACCGGGGAACAGTTTTTGACTATTTTTACAATGATTGTAGGGTTTTACTTTGGCACGCAGTCAGAAAAAAGTAAACAGAAATAGAAGGAGGTGGTCCGCTATCTCCCGGCCGTTAGGGTAATGGCGGTAAACTTATCAACCCAAAAAAAAGGAAAGAGAGGTACATATTATGACAGAATCAACAGGAAAACATGCAGCGCATATTCCGGGAAATGGGGGATACCTGGCAGAGGGGCCAGACCTGAAGGAAAAACAGCCCACCCCATACCTGTATGATGCACCAACAGACACGCCGCATCCGGGTAAGCACCAGAGCGGTGTAGGCGGCCCAAGTGACCGTAACAATAATGGCGTAGACGACGAAAAGGAGTAGTTGCGATATCGCAACTTGTGACGCCACAACTTTTCATGGCCTGGGAGTGGTCCCGGGCCTTATTTTTTAATTGGAGGAAAACATGAAATCAATAGATAAGGTTTTAACAATTGCTCACCAGGAGATTGGATATCTGGAGAAACGTAGTAACAGCCAGCTTGACAGCAAGACCGCGAATGCTGGCAGCAGCAATTATACCAAGTATGCCAGGGACCTGTACCCATCTCTCCAGGGGCAGCCGTGGTGTGACATGTTTGTGGACTGGTGTTTTGTGCAGGCTTTTGGCCGGGTAGCGGCGCAGCAGCTTCTGGGTGGTGGATTCTCCGCCTACACTCCCACATCCGCACAATACTATAAGACCAAGGGCCAGTATCACAAGGACAGCCCACAGCCGGGGGACCAGATATTTTTTAAAAACTCCCAGCGCATCTGTCATACAGGCATCGTCTATGAGGTCACCATGACCAAGGTTAGGACCATTGAGGGCAACACCAGTGACGGCAGTGAGGTGGTTACCAATGGCGGAGCAGTATGCTGTAAGGAGTACAGCTTAGATAACAGCAGGATTGACGGATATGGACGTCCTGACTGGTCGCTGGTAGAGCAGCCGGAGTATGAGGTGGGCTGGCACCATGATAGTAATGGCTGGTGGTATGCATACAGCACCACAGAGTATTACAAGGAGTGCTGGCAGATTATAAACCATCACAAATATTATTTTAACTCAGATGGATATGCTCTGACCAACTGGCATGCAATTGGCGGTAAGGATTATTACTTTGAGCCACGGGCCGGGCATCCGCTGGAATGCGCCATGTATGTGGCGCCGGAGGGCGAACAGTACATAGGGGAGTTTTAAGCTGAGAACACTTATACCGGACCATAAGGGAGCTACTAAATGAAATCTTCAACTTCGAGCTAAAATGGAAACCACGCAACGGCACATCCATAGATGTACTTTCTCACTATGTTGTAAAACACTATTACGAAAAAATGCCGAAGGGGACACTATTACAGCGTCCCCTTCTTCTTATAACATGCAAAACAATTGGACTAAACATTTTCCTTTAATATTTGTTTCATCTCCATCCAGTTTCCTTCTACCAAAGACCTTAAATTTGTTTTTCTCATAAAATCGTATTAATTTTTCTTCTTCTTCGCATTCCAGATAAACAAACTTTCCACCGACTTCGTTTTGGATTAAATATGCTTTTTCGATTGCCATTTGTAATAAATCTGTACCGGAAATAAGACAATCATTTCCATTGGCAAAATTTTTCCCCAATTGTCCTATTAATGGCGCAGAAACCATGTACTGGTTGGTTTTCTCGTTAAAAATCCCATGTTCACGGAGTTTTCTCGCCTCTCTGCTGCTAACGGATCCGCGGTCAATACAGATAACTTTTGATGCAATGGCATAGTATCCAACTAACTCCATCGCCTTTTTATCATCGGTTTCCCAAAACACTAAATTCGTTTTTGCAAAATTGCGTGCAGAGAACACAATAGCTTTATTTCGCAAAAAGTCTTCCACATCCTTATTAAGAGGACACACGAAAGAGGAGAGGATTGATTTTACTTTTTCCTCTCCTATGGCCTCTATTAGTTCATTTAATTTAATCTGTATAAAATGTGTTTTCGTTGCAAATTGTGGCATGTTATTTTCTATCAAAGAATTCTTTGATTTTATCTCCTGTAAGTTCTGTACACGTCCGCGTTAACTGTACCTGCTTATACTTGGAAATTTCTGCTTGGCCTAATGCTTCCACAAATGTATGGGCAAGTTGCTTATCCTGTATTTTTTCGCAATTTCACAAATGGTGAATTATTTTTCACTTTCTTATTGATTTTCAGAAAAAATGGGTTATAATAAAGTTACATATAGTTGCGTATTATTAAGTAAAGATACGCACAGGTCAGTGCTGTCTTACATAAGATAAAGTGCCAGCGATATTTAGGAGGTGATACGTATGGCAACAAAGAGCTTCTTGAAAGATATCAAACTACATTTTATAACATATTTGTTCAAATATTGACAGATGTCTTGTTAATATCAATTTATAGAATACCCCGCCGGCGAGGGCTTCGTACTCTGTCCAGTCAAGGGCAGCGACGAGGGCAAGTGCATGATTACGGATGCCAGGGGAGCGCTCCGGATTGCAGAAGAATACGACATGGTAAATCGTCGGTATGTGTTCGAGTGGTGACACTGATGCCAGATAAGGATGGGGATAACAGAGGAGATGGGTCTAGTCCATAGGACCAGACCCATCCATGTACAAAATATTCGGGGGCATAGATGGTGACATCTACGAAAATATTATATCGACTAAATATAGACAAAGTATGAATAGGAAAACTAAAAAGATAACTTAAAAAAATTTTTAAAATCTGCAACTTTTTTGAAATACAATACGTCTAATATTATGAAATTATAAAAAGGAGGATTTGATAATGAAGAAAAGAAATGTATTTGTAGCTACTTGTGTAACTTTGATGTTGGTTGCGGGATGTTCCGCGCAGAAAGGTGAAGTATCTTCCGCAGCGCCTACACAGATAGTTAGCACTTCGATAGCGGAAAGTACGCTTGATGTGTCTTCCACTAAAAGCGGTGAAAATAGAATGGCTGAAGAAGAATCCACTCTTACAGGTACTATCAGTGACATTAAGGATTTTATGTTTGTTATCACCGATGGGGATGGAGTGGATTATGTTCTTAGCTTTGAAGGAGAAAAACCAGAAGGACAAGCCAACATGGGAAAGGCTGGAGCAGTATTTTGCTGTAGAGGTAATCGAGCAGAGCAAGAGGAATGCAAAGCATTGGTTTATAGCGTTCCTGGTAACGCTGGCGGCGTTGATAGGCACCAATGCTGCATGGCTTTATACCGCGGGTACATATGACTATGTTTCCCAGGATGGCACCGGACTGAACAACATCAACACAGGAACACAAGGAGACTTAGAGAATGGGACAGAAAGCCAGGATTAAGAAGAACGGCAAGAGCCGGGGAATTAAGAGAAAGAGAAGGAGATAAACGATGTACATCAATCCATTTTTAGCAGGAGTTGTTTGCACTGTTTTTACAGAGATACTAATAATTATAGCAATAGCGCTTTACCAGTATTTTAAAATTTGATAGGAGGTAGTAAGAGATGAAACTTAGTAGAGATAAAATTGATATTGCTTTGGCTAGAAATTCTTTGACTATAACAAATCTTTCCAAACGGTATGGCGTGAGTCGAGCGCGTATGAATGTTATTTTAAATATGCGGGAAGTTACACCTGTGTGTGCCGGACGCATGGCAAATGCTCTTGGTGTGGATGTAAAAGAGATAGTAGAAGATAGTTTATCCTAGAATGTATAAACGAAAGGAAGTGAAGTCGTGAAATCTAAGAAACCTTCAGAATGGCAAAAGGATAGCATCCGAGTACTGATAGAAGAAGCCGAGATAAGAAACAATTTTGATGATTCTGAGTTGGCCCAGTACTTAGGATTATGTACAAGCTCATTTAGGGAGCGCAAGTCCAACCCTGGGAAACTAACAATAGATAAGCTTCAGATACTTCTGGAGCTGACCAAAAAGGAGATGAAATTTAGTGAAACAGCTTGAATACATACCTGTTGGAAAAACACATTTAAGCCCGCGGCAGAAAGACCGGATGATTATTCGCGGTTTAACCGCTGCGGTGATGGTCTTAAGCGGATTGCTGGTGATATGCATGGCGGTGATATTATGAGCCGCCGCCGCAATGGAACCAACCGGGCCGGGGCAATGATAAATGCTAGTCGGTACACCGGATATGGTAAGCCAATAAAAAAGGTCGTCAGCTTGACAGAGCTAAACGACCGGATACAAAAAATAACTCAGTCTGATTATATCAGAGATTATGGAGGTTTTCAAGATGGAAGAAAGAATGGTTGAAATTTCTGCTAATGAATATAGAAAGCTTATTGAGCTTGAAGGTCGGGTAAATGCAGCTTTGATTTTTTTGGATAACGATGAATATGCCAGTCGTAATGTGCTGGTCGGTATTTTGAGAGGTGTACCGGTTAAAGTTCCTAAGGATAAAACACATGATGAATAATTCTAAATGTGATTCTTGTGGATGTTTTCTTGACCCGAAACATTGGAAAGAATGTGATAAATGCCATCAGAGGGAACTTAAGCGAGTGAAAAAGGTAGAAAGAATGCAGGAGCCTATCAAATCAGAGGGTCAGAATTACACTTTATATTCAGATGGAGGACAAGTAGATGAACTTATATGAAATTGATACAGAAATATTGGGTTGCGTTGACATGGAAACAGGGGAAATCATAGACGATGGACGTCTGGACCGACTCCAGATGGAAAAGGAAAAGAAGATTGAGAATATAGCTTGCTGGTACAAAAATCTCAAAGCGGAGGAGGGTGCCATTGATTCTGAAATTAAAAATCTTAATGCAAGAAAAGTAGCCGCAGGTAATCAGGCCGAACGGCTTAAGGAATACTTATCTGGATATCTTGACGGTGAGAAGTTCAAAACGGCGAGAATTTCAATATCTTACCGTAAATCAGAATCGGTTGTGATTGAGGATACATCTAATATCCCTACAGAATACCTTGTTGCCAAGGAGCCGGAACCGAGCAAAACCAAAATTAAAGAAGCCATAAAAGGAGGTCTTACAGTTCCAGGGGCGCATATTGAACAGAAACAGAATATACAGATTAAGTAGGTGTTGTGTATGGAAAATCTTGACTTATACCAAAAGGTCCGTTCTGTTCCAGATAGCGCTAAGAAAACCATTAAGGGAGGTCGTACCAGCGGTATGACCGATATTAACCCTATGTGGCGCATAAAAGTCCTTACTGAGCAGTTCGGGCCATGTGGGATAGGATGGTACTACATCCCAACGAAGAAGTGGTTGGAAACATCGGGTAATGAGATAGCAGCTTTTGTGGATATCGAGTTATACGTAAAGGTTGATGGGGAATGGTCTAAACCAATACCAGGAAACGGCGGCAGCATGTTTGCATCAAAAGAGAAATCCGGCATATACGTTTCGGACGAATGTTATAAGATGGCAACCACAGATGCTATATCGGTTGCGTGTAAGCAGCTTGGAATTGGCGCTGATGTTTATTGGGATTCAGACCGGACAAAATACAGCAACGAACAAATTCCAGAATCAAAAAATGAAAAGAGTATTTCAAAAGAAAAGAAGCTAACCGAGGAGCAGGTAAATGATTTGATAGCAGAGTGTGAGAGGACTGGTAAACATTGGAGGGCCATCTGTTCTCTGTATGCTGTAGAAAAATTTAGTGATATGGTTGAATCTCAGTATAGAGATTGTATTAAAAGGTTCAAGTCCACCCCGGACAAACCCTCTAACGAGAATCCTGCCCCTCCAGATAATATGCAGGATAGTGGACTTCCCTGGAATTAAAGAGGTGTTTATATGCATGAGTCAGCGGATATAACAGCATACAAGCTGGTTCCTGAGGGGACATATTTGCAGATATTTATTCCTGGGAAGAATCTCATGGAACCGATTATTGAGAAGCACATGAATAGTTGCAGCATATGGCTTGACGATGGCAGACACATCAGTTCAGACCAGCGCCGAAAGATTTATGCCACGGTCAATGATATATCGGCTTATTCCGGGAATGTGCCGGAGGTCGAGAAAGAATGGCTTAAGTATTTACATATTAACCGGACCGGATGCGGATATTTTTCCCTGTCTGATTGTTCTATGGATACTGCCAGGGAATTTATTAATACTATGCTGGATTTTGCGCTGGAACAGGGAATACCGCTTCTGGACTTTGCACTTAACCGTACTGACGATATAGGCCATTACCTATATGCATGTCTCAAACTTCGGAAGTGTGCTATATGCGGTCGAGAGGGAGAGATACACCATGTAGACACAATTGGCATGGGGAATGACCGGAGAAAGGTTGATGATTCGGAGTACCGGAAAATATGTCTATGCCGGCAGCACCATACAGAAGTGCATAACATAGGGATGACAGAGTTTGAGAGCAAATATAAGGTATATGGAATTAGGTTTGGAGGCGATTAGAACATGAATCAAGAAATTCAGAATTTGCTTTTTACACTTTCATCTTCTATTTGGGCGGTTCGTAATATTTTGATTAATGATTATGGAATGTCGGAAGCCAAAGCTAATGTGGCAATTTTAATTGCTGTTGATGCTGAAAAACAAATAAGTCCAATAGAAAAATATAAGATTGGTATCGAATCCTATAAAGAATGATACATACAACAGAAATTAGTACTGGTCAGATTGCTAATATGTCACGATATACTTTCTGACCCTGGGCCGGGACCTATCAAACCTCCTTTACCCGGCCCGAAAGGAGGGATTGACATTGAGATACACAAAAAATTCTGATGTTATCCAATGCGCTGTATACAATGCCCTAGGCGTAGGAAAACAGAATGCCATTAGCAGGGCGGAACTCAGCCGTATAACTGGATATAAGGATAGACGTATCCGTGAGGCGATAGAGGCCATGCGATACAGTAAGGTTATCATTAACCTGGACAATGGTGACGGATATTACATACCTGACTCAACGCTCCAGGGGCGCCATGAAGCCGCTGCCTGGATTGCAAGGCAGGACAGGAGGATACAGTCCATGAAGGCGGCTACAAAGGGCGCTAGGCGGTTCGTGAACGGGGTAAGGAGCAAGGGTATCCCAGGCCAGATAAGTATGTTCGGGACGGGAGGCATGTAGATGGGGAAAGCACAGCGTGAAAAAGGAAAGCGTGGTGAACGGGAACTTGCCAATCTCCTTAAGGACCATGGATATAGCTGCCGTAGGGGGCAACAGTACTGTGGCTCCAACGGGGATGCGGATGTGGTGGGCCTTCCAGGCATACATATTGAGTGCAAAAGAGTTGAGCGCCTTAACATTGAGGATGCCATGAGGCAGGCTGTAGACGACACTGGGGTGGAGATATTACCGTTTGGTGAGGAAATATACCCAGCCGTGTTTCACCGCCGTAATCGTGGCACATGGCTGGTTACAATGCGCCTAGAGGATTGGATAGCATTGTATAAGGAGTGGGAAGCCGGTCGAGACATTGATAGCAGGTGATAGGATGGATGGACATATTAAGCTTTACCGCAAGTTCCTGGACTGGGAATGGTATCAGGACATAAACACGAAGGTTTTATTCATCCATATGCTCTTGAAGGCCAACTGGAAGGATGGAAAATTTATGGGTACAACTATCCCGCGTGGCTCTTTTGTATCATCCATCAAAAACCTTGCATCCGAAACAGGGCTTACGGAAAGGGAGATTAGGACAGGAATTTCCCATCTAAAAACGACAGGCGAAGTGACAAGCAAGGCGACAAACAAATATAGCGTATTTACAATAACAAACTATGACTTGTACCAGTCGGACGACAGGCAAGACGACACCCAGGCGACAGGCGAGCGACATTCTAACGACAAACGAACGACAACAATAGAAGAAAGAAAGAAGGAAATAAAGAAAGAAGATAATATATATAGTGCATCCGGCGACAGGAAGCAGCAGGCATCTGCCTTGTTTGAAACCTTGTGGAAGCTGTACCCACACAAGAAGGGGAAGGGACAGGTATCCGATACCCAGAAGCAGAAGCTCCTGAAAGTGGGTGAGGATGAGCTTAAGAGGTGTATTGAAAGATACAAGGATGACCTTAAGCGGGATGCATCCTGGAGGAAGCCGCAGAACGGAAGTACATTTTTTAACAGTGGATATGTGGATTATCTGGATTCTAATTATACAGGAGGTGGAGGCAGTGGACCCGTTACAGGAGATGGTCAGCAGAATACAGGAGGAACGCAAACATATAGCGATGACTACCTCGAAGGAGCCGG